GGTGGTGTTGGAATAAAGCGCCTGGTATCCATTGGCGATGTTGCGGAAGCCAGAGGTGTTGGAATAAAGCGCCTGGTCACCAACAGCCGTATTGTATTGCCCGGTGTTATTCGCAGCGGTTGTGCTTCCTTTTAGTGCTTCATATCCCAGCGCTGTATTGTACGTTTCCCTTCCGGTGGTGCGGTTGTCGGCATAGTACATCGCACTGTACCCGATGGCAGTGCTACGGCTGTTGGCTTTGTTGGAATAAAGCGCATCCTTTCCATTGGCGATGTTGTAGGAGCCGGTTGTGTTGGAATAAAGTGCATTAACTCCATTGGCAACATTATAATTCCCCCCTCCATTAGAAAAAAGTGCCTGATACCCATTGGCAGTATTTTGCGAACCCGTCGTGTTGTTTACAAGTGAATTTCTTCCGATTGCGGTATTAGCACTACCCGTTGTATTAGACGATAGTGAATTTTGCCCAACGGCAATATTACCATTGCCAGTTGTGTTAGCAGTAAGAGTGTTAGCCCCTACTCCCACATTACTTGACACACTTTTCGTCCCGTTCCACACCTTCACATTTCCAATAGTTAGTGACGTGTCAGCATTGAAAGTCAGGAAAGGAGATGCGCCAAATGCTGCACTGTTGTTATACTGAATTTCAGTATTGCTCCCGGCAGGTTCGTTGGTGACTGATAGCGAAGCATTGTATGTGACCGGCATCTGATTGAATTGTGCCGTAGCTCCTGTTGATCCAAAGGGTAGGTCAGGAACGAAACCGTTTGCATTCGGGGCATAGACCATGCCCTGACCAACCGGAGCGCTATTCACGCCTGACACATATGTAACCCTCAAAGTAGCCTGTGAGAACGTCTTGCCCCATACTGAATCTACTTCAAACACCTGTCCCCGTGATGTGAATAGCCGCATAGTGTCAACTATCCCTGCAACTGCGTAGCTATTTCCAGTTAGGTCTGCGTGAAATGTCACGGTTGCGCTGTATAGCCCGCCGCCTAAGTTCGTCCATGAAGGAACGCCGTTCACCGCTAACCGGAATTGGGCCTGTGAGCAAAAAGCGACAAAAAGAAATGATATGATGAAAAATAGTTGTTTCATGGATTAATTGATTACGAGCCTGAAACCTGTCGTTCCGAAAAGGTTCATGCCGGGAAAAGTTAATAGAGTTACGTTGCCTGAAATTGTCTGTGTCCAGTTTACGCCGTTGGCGTGCGGGTCAACTAATGCGCCGGTGTTCACGTCGTACATCTGCACGTTAACCCATCTGTCCACATTGTTAGCATCGTTGTTGATTCGCAAAATGAACTCGTTACTTCCGTTCAGTGTGGTAGAATTGCCAAAAACCGTAGCGTTGACCAATTCGGCAGAACTGGCAAGGGTTAGCGTATATTCCCCACTTGCCGGGGTGCTGATTGAAGTTGCAGATCCAGACAGTCGCCTAACTTGCGCCGTTACCGTTCCCTGAACGAGGCTGTCCTTTACAATTGTCCCCGCAGCACTGCCGGAACTGGCAGACGTTACCCGCCCGTCCTGGTCAATCGTTACCGTTGCGTTGGTGTACACCCCCGCCACTACGCCAGAACTGGCCAATTCCGCCGAACCGACTACCCCTGTCCCTAATTGTAGATTTGAAAACGTGCCGGACAAATCACCGCCCGCCGTGCTGGAAGTTGTCAGTGGCGTAAATGCTAAATCTCCGGTGGCAATTGTGCCGTCGAGGATTTTGGCAGATGTGACCGCCCCGTTATCAATAGTGTACACTGTGCCGGAACTGGAAACGGTAATATCCCCTTTGTCTCCGTCCGAGACGCCACCACCACCAACCTGAGCATCAACGTAGGCTTTAACTGCCGCCTCTGTGACCAATGCCCGGCTACTTGAATCTGCAAGGGTGGGGTCGTTGCTTAGTTCATCAACTCCGATGAGCCTATCAACATCCAGCGAATCAATTGCAGGAAAAAAAATTGAAGCCCATAAATCCCGGTAATCTGTCTGTGTAGGTTTGTACCCTGTTATAAACTTATTGTGAAAGTATGTCCGGGTGCGAACAGTCTGGCTAAACGATGTTACTGCGATAGCCAGAAAACCGATGAGAAAGATTAGTTTTTTCATTTCTTGAATTATTATACAAATATACTCACTTTTTATTCGTCTTCAAGCGGTGTTTCTGGTGTTTGAATAGTAGGGTCGGGGTACACTATTAACGTATCTTCTATTTCATCAAATCCAATCCCTGCCAAAACGCTTGGTTCACTTTCTGCGATGTTCGGGCAAATGTGAGTTCTTGCTCTGACGTAATAAGCATTCGCCCCCTGTACGTCGAAGGAAATTCCAACCCCTGTAAAGTCGCTCGCAAAGAATGTGCCTGACAAAACATCTCCCTCGTTATATCTCAACCAAACCTCGATTATCGTATTTGAAAAAGTCTTTCCTGAAATGGTGTAGATTTCACCAACATTTGATTCAGATGTGATAATAGGTTCCTGAACGTACAAACTTCCATTTTTGAAAAAGTAGTTATCTTCTCTGATGTAAGGGTTACGGCTATCGTGTACAGTATGAACTCTATCCCCATCCGAAGCTGAGACGCTCAGATAGGACGGAGAACCAGAATACACGTATTGTTTGAGAGTAGTAACACCCGGCGATATTTGTACTAAGACGTATTGTCCATTATCGAAGCTGTGATTTGCCCCATATTCATCTGTCCAAAAGAATCCTAAGTATTCAGCACTTCCGTTTTGAATCCATGCGATTGCATTGTAGCTTGGGGTAAAACAAGCGCCCTCCGCTACTTCGTAGTCAAAATCTTCCAGACTTCGACCATTAACCACTATCACTGTGTCTGTCCTGAATTCAACTAACACCCTTGCGAAATCCCCATACTCAAGCCATTCTGTGTTCATTGTAAATTCCTCTACCTCATACACTCGCCCCATGTGCGTTATCTGGCAAGCGTCATGCTGCCATATTAAATCAAGTGCATCAATCAGGTATTCCGGCGCTCGAAACTCAAACTTAAATACCTTCCAGCTTATTTGTTTTAGGTACAATTTTCGTCCATCCCTTTCCTCTACTTCCTCCTTTTGCATTCGTTCAGGCTTGCCGATGTCTGTGTATAGGTAAGCCCACATTTTGAAAGGGAAATTGTACCTGATTGTCCCTCCTGGGTAAGTGAAATTCTCGCCGTGCCACCATTCGACCTTCACATATTTCCTGTTGTTGTCCAGATTGTTTTGCCATGCGAAAATTTCAGAAAAAATGTAATTGCCGTTAAAATCTTCAAACCGTAAATAATATAAATCTTCTGTTAAATTAATGCCGGGTAGATTCACACTTCCTGGGTAAATGAGAATCAAATTTCCGTTGTCATCCTCAAATCCATCATAACCGCTTGCGTACAATTCCGACGTAATTGCCGTTTCTACCCCTGTATTGTAATTTATCAGCGTCCAATTCACACCTCCACCGCTATCCGTGTCCATCGCAATTTGAAAGGGAGGTATTCGACCAAGGGGAACGACCAGCGGCATTATCGTACCATAGACGTATTCCCGCCGATGGTTGTACCATTTCACGTTGTCGAAAAACGCAAGCGGTGAAACGTTGAATGTATTTAAGGTTGTTGCCATTATGAAATATCGTGCAAGATAACCGCTTTTACTGTATTTCCCGTTATTTGGCGCTCCATTCTACGAAGCCTGCCAACTCCCAAGTTCGTCTCAATAAGTTCGTAGGGGTCAATCTCGCTTTCCGTCGCAAAAGTAATTTCCTGAATCTTGCTCCGCTTTACCGTCGTTGCGGTAATCGCACTTTTGTTCAAAGTTACGCTTTCTGCCGATAAATTATGCTTGTGATATTGATTATGCGCATATATCAAAGAAGCGTACCCGTTTTGCATCGTGTACGTCTCATCTGCCGAAATTACGAACGTCACGAAAGGCACTGTGTAGTATAATTCCCCTTCCTCACATTCGAGAAAGACAAATCCCTCTTTCGCAATGTCGTTTGCTGCAACATGGATGAAATCAACGTCCGACGTGAATTTTGAAATTACCCTCTGTTCAATATTGCCCTTTTGGGCATAGGCCGAAAGTGCCTGGATAGGATAACCGTCAAATTGCTGACTGCCTTTGTCCATCCACCCTGTTTCAATCCGTTCCGGCATGTTCTGTTTGTCAAACTTGAATTTGTTTGTCCTGTACGCCCATGCTAATTCCGTTTTCGGTTCAATGCCGGTAGTTAGGTCGGTTCCTATGTTTTGGCCCGAATAGCTTTTCCCGTTGTGGTAGTAATTTTCATGTTCGATTACAAGGCTGCTTTCCGAAATGTGCCAGTAGGCGTTATGGAAATAGCGAAGCAATTGCAGTATTTCCGAAAGCCTAATTTGCGCTTTCTTAGCCGGTTGATCGTAATTGCCAACCACGACGTTACTTTTCGGGATGATGATAGGAACCTTTCTTGCCCCCCGGATTGCGTTTGATGTTGCGTATAGAAACTGAGAATAGGTAGTTCCGTCAGCGTGAGCGATAAGCGGCTGAATTTCGTCAAGCAGTACGTCAATGCAATCGCTCAATTTGTAGGCGTCATTGATAGTCAATAACTCACTTCCTTCTTGCTGCAAGTTCCGCAAATCGTCATCCATGTAAAACCATGCACTCGCCCCTGTCCATGTTGTCCCAGCCACTGGCATTAATGTTTCCGAACTACTTGGCTTGGCAAAGTAGGTAAGGGCAAAATGCAGGGCATCCAGGCTGAATTTTCCCCACCGTGTCGGGCTTGCGCTGTTGCCCTCCGAGAAAATAAAATTCAGCGTGTCAATTGGCAATGCCCTTGCAAATGTTCCATGCGGGATTGGGTCTTCGTTCAAGGTGTTCCATCCGCTGTCGTCCGGGTCGTTTGTAGTGCTTGCGACTACGCATATCCTATCACGCCCATTCCACGTTACCACGTCGCCAAAATAATAAGTGCCAGCACTCCAAACCCCTGTACTTTGCACCCCTATTGTCGGCAGCCCATCCACTATTTTTTTATTTGTGAGCAACCGCACATAAGGCATGAAAAGGTAAGCCTGAACTTTGCTGCTTGGGTTTGTCAATGAAGTGAACGTTGCATTTGGGGTTGTGTGCGGCGCTTGCCCAAACGGAGAGAAGGGAGGGGTAGGGTATTGCTCTGATTCGTAAACGGTCACCCCGTCGCTAACCCTTTTTATTGCGTATTTTATCGCCTGTCCCGGGCCTCCAGGGTTTACCGTGACCATCGAATAAACGCCGTCCTCTCTTATTAACGATGTGCCTGTTATTGATGTTAGCCCCGGCCTCCCATCTGGAAAATAGAACTGGAAATAATACACCCCTGAAACATCCGGCGTTAACCCACTGCCGGGAATGACAACCCTTGCCCAATTAAAAAGTCCGTCCGATGGGTCATTATATCCTGTACCCATGCCGAAACCATGTTCAATTAAGTTATCGTGATTGTCAGTAGTTCCAGTTTCAAAAGGAGCCGGGGTCGTGTTGAAAGGAGTGCAAGGGGTTTCGTAAAATATGCCGTCGTTCGTGAAATTCGCAACGAAAGATGAACCCGGCAGATAGACTTGAATAACTGCCTGCTTGAGCATTTGAACCGTTACGGTAGGAGGTTCGAGTGCGATTAGGTCAAACTCCTTTTCAAGCCCTCCAAATAGCTCTTCGTATAGATCGAAAGTTTCCGGTGAGACGGTGCAAGTGCGGTTATCAACGTCGAACTCTATATCTGTGTACCAGAACTTGCCTACCCAAAGCGAAGTCCAAACGCCGTTCACCTGTTGTTGTAGCAATGCACGAAATTCAGTATCAAAATCGGCTGCGTAGATTGCATCAAAATCTTCTCTCTGATAGGTGAGTTTTACGTCCAGCTTTTCACGGAAAAACATCTCCCCTTCCTGTCCCTCTGTGATAAAAGTAGTTTCGTCATTCCATCGTGGGTTGGAATCTTGATAAGGATTGCTTGATATTTTTAACCTGAACCTAAACACTTTCATCGAATATGCTTTTAGTTCTTATTATATGGGATGTAATTTTTTAGGTCGGAAATTTCATCTAAAATAGATAGGAGTTTCGATAAGTCGTTAGTAAATTTTTTGTGAAAAAAATATCATCACTGGTTATCGGAATGGATTTATTCATTTTACTCTGCATTTGCATAAAGCAATCATCACATACGTATTCAGTATTTGAGTTTGCTAATTTATGTCCAAATAAATTCTGTGATTCTTCTAAAGCCTCCTCATCACTCCACCCTTTTCTAAAAATACAATCACAAATTGAACACTTAAAATATGAGTTATCACTTGCAGATTTCATGTTTTTTAGATTTCATTTTATGAAAAAATGTCAACAAATTTACCTTTATTCTGTGAAATTATTACATTTTTGCATCTTAATCAAAAAACAGCTTGATATGAAAAATCTATTCTCAATCATTTTTTGCCTTGCTCTTTTTGCTTCTTGCAAAAAAGAACCTTGCCAGTTTGGTCACATTGAAATCTGGAATACCGGCACTGAAAAAGTGACCATCTATTCCATTCCTTCAAACCCCGTCCTACTTCCCGGCGAAACAATCATGCAAGACGTTGAGTTTTGCGAGGGTTTTGATGAAAATGGCTACGAATGCGAAGGCAACCAAGTTCAAACTGCCGTGACCTACAAATTCACGGACGGCGAAATGAAAAGTGCTGGGGTAATGGTTCAACGCTGCCAGACTTCCACGGTCAAGATTTTCAATTGACGTAAACAGTAGTTCGGTTGCCTCGTTTGACAACCAACCTGCCTTTGCTGTCCGTGTACTGCCTGTCCTTGCCCTGCTCGATGAGATGCCCAATCCCTTTTTCCACCCCCTTCATGTTCACAAGTTGACCGCCGCCCGTGTTGACAATCAGGGGCAATTCCCTTGCGGCATTAGCTTGACGGGTGAACTCGCTTTCAAATGTCCCGGCTTTCAGGGCATGAAATATTTCAGGGAGTAGCGACCTGTATTTTTTAGTGCTTCTTTTTGACAGAATCATTCGAGCCTCTCCGCCTTCTGCAAATTCCGGTCTGCCGTCTTTTCCTTGTCCGATGAAAATGTCATTGCCGCTTGCATGACTCCCACCTTCAAGGATTGTGTAATCACCTTCGCCGAATTGACGACGAGCCAAGTTGGCTGCCTGAATCTTTGCACTTGCGAACGCTCCGAGCATCACGGCGCTTGCCGCAATGTTGAGCGGGAAGGGAACCTCTTTGAAAACCTTTGCCAATGCGGTGATGAGGTTAACAGATTGCTCGATGGTCTGAATCCTTTGTTGCGCCCGTTGCGCTTGCTCTTGTTCTTTCAATGCTTCTCTTTGCCGTGCCTGTGCATCTGACAAATCTTTCTGCCTGGTTGCTACATTGTTCGCAAGTCCAGCCGCCTGTAATTCTATTTCCCGGTTGAGTGCATTTTCAGCCGCCGCAACTTCCCTGTCTGCGTTTTGGACGTTTCGGTTTGCTATTTGCGTCCTAAAATTCATGAAGTCGGTGAGTTGCTGTTTTGCGAAATCAAGGGAAGATTTTACCTGATCCTTACCCTCATCAGTAATATTGATGCCAAGCAAATCGTAAATATTTTCAGGTCGTTCCTGTTCTTTTAATTTGTCACGTACTGCTTTTGCTGCTGCATCTGAAATTTCACGAACTCGCTTCAATGCCATTTCTTCGGTTTTTTTCCCGAAATCGAAACCCGGTAAAGCCATTGGAGATTCTTTCTCCCTATTTGCCTTTATTTTTGCTGCAAACTCCCTCTGCTTCGCTGACATTTCAAGCAATGCGGTTTCATATTGAACCAACGAAATCATTCCAAATCGCTTCTGTTCTTCAAGAATTGCCCTATTCGCTTCTTGCTCAATATTGAATCTTTCAATTGCCCTTTCTCTCTGATATGCCTCAGATGTATTATAATACTCTGTTTCTGCATCAATTTTGGCAAGTGCAAACGCTTTTTCATCCTCAATCTGAGAAATCCTTGCTTTTTGCGTTTCTTCAATCCTTTGCTTCTCTTCCTCCTCTTGCCGTTTACGCTGCTCAAATGCTGCCTTCCTTTTTTGCGCTGCCTGTTGCTCTATTGTGTTTAGTTTATTGTTTAGTGTTGTTTGTAGTTCAACACTTTCTTGTTGTGTCCTGAAAAATTCAGTTACAACGCCTTCAAATTCTTCTAAATCTGCTACTGTACTCGTTGAAAGTCCGAGATTTGAAATTACCTCGTCTGCGCTTGCTGCCCCACTCGCTATTCTTTTTAGTTGTTCTTCTGTTTCTTTCGTGAATTTTGATTGTCTAAGTTGCGCTGCAATCCTGATTTTCTGATTTTCAAGTTGCCTATTTAGTAGATCACGTTCAATTCCGATAGCATTTCTTGCTGCTGCCGCTCTTTCTTTTTCGCTTTTTGTAGTGTCCTCTGCCAGTAGGTTTAATTCCTTGATTTTTGCCCTGGATGCTTCACGCTCAATGTTCAGCAAAATTTGCTGTTTGTGCATACTTTGCATCTGAGCTTCAATCTGCTTTGCAAGTTGATACTCTCTTGACATTTCATCATTAACGCCCGCCACTGCCGCTTTTGCGTCTTTTGCAGCACCTACAAAATCCCCTGAAAAAAGTTTGACTATTGCGCCGCCTAAAACCGCTGCCCTGTCAATTATTACGTCAATCACCGCCCCAAGTCCAGCTAAAACTTGGTTAACTGTATCAATGACTTTCTGATTCTTTGAGAACATTGCGGCAAGGCTTCCAAGTGCAACTACAATTGCCCCGATGCCGGTCGAAATCAAAGCCAATTTGAATATTTTGAGCATCTTGCTTGCTCCGCTTGTGGCTGTTGAAAATGTACCGGCTACAAATGCACCGGCTTTCTGAACTGAATTATATACTGATTGAACTTTGGTGAGTATTGCGAGTTGACCTGAAAATAATCCTGTTTCATCAAGTGCCTGCTTTATGCTTTCCGTGTAGTTGCCGACGTTCAGCGACGTATTGCCCGTTTCAGCCTGCAACCGTTTCATCTCATCGTGAATCTCCTTTGACCGCTTGACAAGTGCTTTGCCCTCATCCGTTGCCTCCCTTTCGGCCTTACTCATTGCGTTTAGCCGGATTTTGATAAGGCTGTACTGCGCTGACAGAGCATTGTACGAATCTGCCACGTTTGCCGCCAACTTTGCTTCTGCCTTTTTTATTTGATTGGCAATATTAGCCTCTGTCCGATAGTACTGAATTTGGGTATTTGTATCGCTTATTGCTTTTTGATAGGTTTTGTAAGCCTTTTCTACATCGTCTGCCGCCTTTGCGTTTTTCGCTATCTGTTCCCGTCCTTGCGCCGTCGTGCCATTGAGCGTTTTAGTCGTTGCCTCCAATTCCGATGCCTCCAATTCCTGCTTTTTCAGCGCAGCCGTCAGCGATTCTACAACGGACTCCAACTGCTTGATTTTCGCAATCAGCGCATCAAGATTGTCGTCTTGCAGAATGTCAGAAGTCTTAATAGGATTGGCCATTTAGTTGCCTTTTTTGCGGTTTGAGTAATTCTTTCAGTTCTTGCATTGCTCCGAGAAATTCCCGGACGGGTAGCCTTTTCGGTTCCTGGATGTTTAGGTGCTTTGTTAGGGCGATGCAATTTTTGTCAAAATTCCTTATCAGTTCGGTTTCCTTTTCCGCATACCGTTCTGGTTTGAAAAGCGAGAGAATCATTTCGTCAATCTGCCTCACCTCCTGTTCGTAGTCTTTCAACTTGCCCTGAACTCCCTCACAGATTGCAATCGTTCGCTTTTTGAGGTTGTGATAGTAGCTACTCGTTTCCGGGTTCATGCTTCCGCCAAGTCGGTAAGCCTCAATCTCTTGCTCAATTTTTTTTTTACTGCGCTCAAAAACGAGCGCACAATGCCAACAGTCAGCCCTTTCTTGCTAAGTTCTGCAATGATTGCCTTTGCATTTTCATCGCTGTAATCGTCAATAGGCTTGCCGTCAATGCTCTTAATCATGCTTACAAAACTCATCATTTCAGGCGACGTATTGGAAACAATGAAATGAAGGTTTTGCAGGTAGTTGCTCAATTCCTTGTTCAACGCATCACCCCCTTTTTCTGCCAGCTTTGCAATTTTCTGCCAGTGTCGGGTCACTGAATCCAGGTCACTACCAATTCCAGCGTCCAGCATTGTCAATCTGGCGTGGTTGATGTAATTCGACGCCGGCATAGAATCCACCGAATCCCACATTTCGAGTGTGTGGCCGTTAATCTTTATTTTTCTCATCCCGATTAATTTTCAATCGTGATTCAAGGTCAACAACGTAAGCCATCACTTTGTCAAGCTCCTTTTTTGCTTCATCTGCCAACCGCTCAAATTTGTCCTTGTCCCTTTTCAAGTTCACGTTTTCTAATTTTAGTTCTGAATTGATAGCTTCCATTTCGTCAATGATTTTGTATAGCCTCAATATGTCCTCACGTGCGTTTTTGACGGATGAAATCAATTCGTTGTCGTTGTCCCTTTTCCAACGAATCAGGGTTTTCCAGTTCGCAAGTAAGAATCCGCCAACCGCAGACGCCAAAGGGATGATAATCTGTTGCAACATTTCCATTCATTTTCGTGTGCGTTATTTATCCGGGGTAAACAATGCCACTACCCCCGATAATGTCATACCCTATGCCTTGCAATTCACTTTCATAGTCACAGTCCGGCAGATAGTTCACATCTAAGTCTATCCGAAAGCATCCGTAGGGCCGCATGTTGAATTGATTCTTAACCTCGTTGTGAGTGTACCCACGATATACATTTTCGGTATGGTAAAAGTACCTATCTGCCTTGATTGATACCCCGACGTTTGCGAAGGTTGCGAGTGCCAATACAAAAACCTCGTTGACCACGTTTGCCGTGGTGCTGTTCTTCCATGTCTCGCCACCATAGATTTTTTTGAGGTTGAACGAAAAAATGAGGCTTGCACCGAATCGGTAGGTATTGTTGGCCATGTTTCTTTTCCCCCACTCCGTCACTATCTGTTCATCCCTTAAATCAAAGAAACAGAAATTGCCAAGATTTTCATCAGGCCAAAGATGGATGTACTCTTTGCCCCAAACAGCATCGTTTGCGGGGTAGGCTGGGTAATACACTTGTCTTACATCCCTCGTAATCGCAAGTTTTGAAGCCCGGCCAAATGCGTAATTGAGCCAGGGCAAGGTGTCGGCTAAGTGCTGCTGCAAGTACAGCAAAGCCCTATCTTCCAAGACCGGGTTGACGTGCGCTATTTGAGTAGGGTTAGCCATTCAGATTTTGAAAAATTATCTTTTCGCTTTTTTGGTGAATGTCAGGTCTTGTTAGCTCAATGGTTTCTTGTAGGCTATCATCAGTCAGTCCGAAAATATCTTCTCCGTACTTCTTTGAAAGTTTTTGACTTTTTGGGTCGGTTGCATAGATTCCAAAAGCGTCGTTTCCGTAGCTGATTTGAAACGACTTATGAAAGTCGCCAGTGTCCCTTAATGTAACCCGGTCGGTCGGTTGTCCTTTTTGCCGCTTAATTGAGATTGTCAGCGGTGTGTAGCCTGGCGTTATCGCCTGACCTTCACTGTCAATACCCTTCTGAAATAGCTGTTCTTCAATGTTCAAATCCAGTATTGCCGCCTCGTTGTCCTTCACACTTTCAAGCACCACGTCAGGCAGTGACCTTTGCCACTGCTCTACATTTCGCCTGAATTGTTTGATTTTCTCAATCATACCGACGTATATCTGACTGCCCTTTTCCGACAATTCAGGCAGATTGAATCAATCCCGGTTTCATCAAATTGCACTGTCTTCATTGCCTCATCGAACTTCATTGCCAATCCGCCCTTTCGCCCCTGGCTGTCCCCGTCAATCTCGTACAGTATCAACTTTTGCATTTCGGCAAAGTTGGATGCATTGCGGTTCACCCTGACATTAGGATTGTAGGCCATTTCACGGAGCATGTCCATTGCTACCTGATACCCTATCAGGTTTTTGAACATGTTTTTTTGCTCCAGGATGAACTCCGTGTAGTCACATTCTACCGTGACCTTGAAATTCAGGCCGTGGTTGGTGCCGCCCGTGTAGCTCAGTGGCGTGTCCGTTACGTCGGAAACTTCAAACTGCGTTGATGCAAAAAACTTGAAACACTTTTCAGAACAGTAAGGCGGGCGTTCCGGTGTGCCGCCGATGTTGTCTTGAAAACCGTTGATGCTTTGCACCCCAGCGTTTTCTGATTGGTCGTAGAAAATAAGGTAAGAGCCTTCGCCGGATAGCTCCCAATTGACCTCCACCCATTGCGTTTGTCCGTTTCCTGTGTATGTGATTTCCTCCGTGTCAACCTCGGCCCCTTGATGGTACAGGTACAGAGTCACGGTGCAATTTTCATCCAATTGGATGCCTACTTCTTTGACGGTCATTTTGATGCCCCTGTTTCGCCGGGGTACAAATTCACGCCCTACCTTTTTGGAGTTGTTCGTGTCTTTTTCATTGCTAGTTGCCGTTTTCAATAGCGTGTCCCTTTCGAGTATGTTTCTCGCCGTGCGGTTTTGGAATTTGTGAGACAGCCAAGCCTCGAACGCTTTGATAACCGATGCCTCGGTCTTTTGACGTAGCCATGTGGAAAAGGAAGTGTTAAGAGTAGTCCCGGTTTGGTCAACTTGAAAATCAGGGCGAAGAGAGAAAAGATTATCAGGTGTCAATAGAGGGTGAAAGTCATTGAAGTATAGGCCACTGATCGGGGTCGCTATCAGGTTGGCATCGTTGATTTGCACCCCGCTTGCGTCCGGGTTTTGCCTCCAAGAAAGCAGGGGTGTTTCTCCAATTAATTCCGATTTGATTTGACTGACACTATACATTATGAAATTTTAAAAGTAAGGGGTATTTCTACCCCTCACTGGTATCACAATCCAAAAACCATTTACGAACCATTCGTAATGTTGAAATCAAACTTGATGATCGGGCTTGGGATAGCCGCTTGGTCGCTGTTGTACGGCACAAGGAAAGCAAGGTCAACAGCGAAATCGAACGCTTGCATTTTGGTACGGGTCAGGTGGGTAGCGTGAGCGCCAAGACCGGATCCGTCAACGGCAGTTTCATAGGAATAACTGCCAAATTCGATGTTCAGGCCGGGAAGCATTACAGTGTCCCACTCATAACCGTCACGGGTGCGATTGCGCATCATTGCGTCAGGCTCAACCCGGCTCAAAAGTCCGAGCGTACCTTCGTTGATTGCAAAGCCAGTCGCCTTCTTCGCTCCGACATTGTCCACCCCGTTCGAGAACGCAAACATATTATTGTTCCACTGCCATTGCTGGTTTTCCGAGTTTTGCTCTCCGAAACCTTCCTGTCTGCGGAGCAATGCTTGTAAGCCCTGATTGCCTACTACGTCCAGATTTACGGAGTAGAAATCATTTGAGTTCATCATCGGCATCAAATCGCCAAGAATGTAACTTGATTTGTAGTCGGCGGCGAGCTCGTGAACAGTGTTCAGCGTGAACGTATGCCCGCCCGTCACCTCATTGATTACCTGAGTCCGTGCAGCGGCAACGGCGGTAACGGCTGCGCTTTCAATTGCACTGGTCATCTTGACCAACATGGCCTTCATTTTAGCATTGAAGTCACGTTGATAGCTGATGTCATTATTCCAATGCTGCGCCGGGTACATCAAGAACCCATATGCAAATGTTGACCAGACTACGGTATAGAGTTGGGACGTGTTTTCGTCAGCGGTAATGGTCAGCGGTCGAGTGGTTCGGATGGTAACATCCTTATAGTCAATCACCGGGATGGTGACATCGTTGTTTGCGGTGGTCATTTTCGCCTTTTCGATAAGGTCAGGCGTGACCCACGATGTTCCGGCTGCGGTTTGCTTTTGAAAGGTCGAAAGCATACCAGCCTGCATAATGCGAAATTCGTTCTTGTCGAACTCAGGCACTTGCGCCCGGAAGTCCTGAACGAGTGTATTAACAAGAGACATGGTAATTCACTTTTGAGTTAAGAAATATTGTTTCGTGCCTCGAAGTGAATTACCCTGTCCACTTCACCCTGGTTTCTGCCCTTTGTCGCCCGGCAGATTTGGCAAATAGTCGTTATTGCATCGGTAGGTCAGTAGGAAGCGACTTTCTCATTTCCTGCCATTTCGTATTGTATTCCGGGTCTGATTTGCTTTTACCCTGTGCAAACCAGGCTTTTGTGAACATCTCATCTGCTTCAACAATGCTTTTTGCGCCGTTCACATCAACCGGGACAGTTGCGCCGCCCGTGTTGCCGTTTGACGTGTGCGTTCCTGCTCCTTGCTGCTTATGCCCCGTGTCCAATACGGCGGTAAGTTCCTTAGAAAGGAGTTCACCGAACGTGAACGGATTGAGTGCATTTTCAGGATTGTTTTTCACTTGCCCTTGTGCATCCCTGAAAACGAGCCTTTGTCCGCCCTTTCCGTCATCAATCCAGTCGGCTTTCAGTTCGTTCAATACTTTCGCCTTTGCTGCATCAATCGCAATTTGTCGAAGGTTTGCTGGAATAATCTTTTCATCCTTGAACTTCATTCCGGCAAGCGCTGCGTTTGCTTCGTTGTCAATGCGAAGGGAAATCAGTTTTTCCTGTTCAGCTTTGACTTTTGCCTCCCATTCAACTTGCGTTTTTGTCACTGCGTCACGGAGTTCTTTTACCCTGTTCTTTTCGTCACTGACTTCTTTCGTAAGTCGTTCAACTTCGCTTTTCAGGTTCTTGTCCCCGGCGTTGTTTTTCAAATCTTCCTTTGCCTGGGCAAGTTCTTTTTTCAGATTTTCAAGTTCGGTAGTATCTCCGGATTTGTCCGCTTTCGCTTTCAGTGATGCGAAATGCTCTTTTACCCATTCTGTTGTCTTTTTGCCTTGCGGCTTTTCTTCATTCAATACCTCTTTGACAATCGTGTCAAATTGCCCGTACAATTCGCCGTACTTCGTAGCAATCACCTGATTCTCGTCATTCTGTGATAACGTAGTGATTGCTGCAATCTGTTCATGCGTCAAATTTGCAAGCGTTGAATTTGCTTTGATTATTGCTTCTGTCAACATAATTTGTTTTGCTTTATGGATTGTGAAAAAAATGGTTTCAGTTTATCGGCCTTCCGGTTTCGGCCCCCTCCATTCGTCAACCTCGAAAGGTGGAATGTTTGCCGGTCGGTGCAAAATCCTGTTGATGCTGTACCCTGTGACTGTGCGGTTTGCAAGGAAGCGAACCCATTCCCTATCCCCGAATTTCAGGATTTGAGGTTTTGACAAGCAATTGCCGTCACGGTCAAAAGTCCTGATTTCTGCCTGAATGTGAACGCCGTCACTTTCACCTGGAGGCACTTCATAATCAGGGTCGGTGTAGGATGTTTTGCTGTCCGGCCTGGCCTTGAAAATGTCACGGATGTTCTTTTCCGTTGCGTTGCTTTCAGGCTGGTTGACCGACGACTTGAGATTGCTGGCTTCTTCGCTGCTCTGTTGTGGTTTGGATTGTCGTGGCATAGCTGACTAACACTTTGTAGATAGCATCAATTTTTGCGGAAAAACTAAGCGCTGAACCAAACTCCAAAATGCTTATATTTTCCCTCTCAAATCTGGCTATCAGTGATGAAAAATTGCTTTTGATGTAATATTCTGAAAAATCGCATTCAAAGTTACGAAACATTTCCCGAACTTCCGAAATAGTCCGGTGACGGTAAGGCTCCAAGTTCCATAGGATGTTTTGGTATTGCAGTTGTTCAGGGTTGTTTCGATAATTGAGCATCATGTAGTGTTCATAGATGCCATTTAAAATCGTATCGCTGTCCCCGTTTTTTCTTGCCTGTTCGTAGGTTGCCAAAACATCTTCCGGCTTGTCTATGTAGTGCGTCTGTCCGTAGCTCACCGAGAGCGAAACAAACGAAACACCGTAACGCAAACGGCACATTGTTGCTTCTGTCCTTTGCTGCGCCCGTTCAAATGTCTTTTGCAGGTGACATAGCTTGTCTTCGGTGCTTTCCTGCAATGCCCTGACTTGCTGCTTGTTCACTGCCTTGTCGTTCGGTGTTTCGCTGCCGTACCCGACAAGGCCGTAGTAGATTTCATCCTGACGTTGGGCTACACGGTCTGATCCATATTGCAGATTTTCAACCGGGGTAACTATTACACCTGCCGGTGTTCCAAGTGCCTTCCCGTTGTCATCAGGTACAGGCAATTCCAGTACCGTACCATGTCCCCTGAACTTGCCTTGGCATTTTGGGCATTTTACTAATTTCCTATCACCTGCTATCAGGTAATCCCCGTTGCCGGAACGGAGAAAACCACCATCGCAAACATTGTGCGTTTGCGGATCTTCAAAGTCGCATTCCTGCTCATACACCCACCATACCGGATTTGCAATTGAAAAATCTGTAATATCCTGGCCAAGTAGCGAGAAAAGCAATTTTTTGAGCTTCGTGAGAAAACGTGAAACGGGGTGTTCGCCGTGCATCATTTTCGTGACCGGGCAATAGCCCAGGTTGTGAAGCACGGTAACGGGTTCGCCCACAAAATCGGTATCACTGTTTTCCTTTGTCTCAAAAACCTGATAGGCTATTGTGTCAAAGAACGCAAGATGTGTTTTGTCAATCCTGAAAATGATATAATCCAGTTCCTCCCACTCTCCTGGGCTTTTTTTCATTGCGTAATCAACAACGTTGCAGATACGCAAGAAATAAGGGTAGGGATTTGGCAGCGTGGTTTGCTGTTCTGATGGGAGGTCAACGACGATGAAACTTTCAGGGTAGCACATGAACTCCTTCCATGCTATGTGCTGCCAAAATTTGTCAAGTTCCCACTCTTCCCTGTATTCGTGCCAATCTTCCTCTGCGGTCGGCGTCAGAAATTCGGCGTTGTACACAGGGTCTTTCCCCTCAAAAATCTTCCAAAGCGCCCCATAAATCTCGCTCATTAGCGGGTTGGTGTCAACAGGAAATTGAAGCATCAACCTATACAGGTTGTACTGGTCGTAGTTCGTTACAACCTCACGGAGAAACCTATCAAGAAAATCGGAAAGCGCATAAGGGCAATCGAAGGCGTTGAAACTCGCTTGACTGTGAAACCTGATTAACTCTTCATTTTTTGCCGCATCCGCAATCTCCCTTTTTCTTTTTGGTTCCGCCAATAGTTTTTTCAATTCCTGTTTCGTTACCGGCATGCTTTAAATTTTTGAGTGGCGACGTAGATTCTACTACCTGCCAACGTGCATCACGACTTCGCAGCCATGCGGCACGTTCAGGAAGAAATGATTTCACTTCTCCCTTTAGATCAGGATGTGTCATTAACACTCTCATTAGCTTGCTGAGTTAACGAGGTCAGTAACCGGATTGAAGTCATCAGGAAGAACAGTCACGAACTTGTCAGACCAATTGGGCAGGAACTTCCACATCAGGGCGTTGTACTGATTGCGGTTGTAATTGCCAGTTGCTAGGTCGCCAATGAACATGCCCTTAATCGGGATAGGGTAGTAAGTCGTTGGGCTATCCTGGTCGTCAACCAAGCAGCCAATCTGCCCATGCTCATCGAACAACCAAACGCCGATGTTTTCCGATGCGTAAGTCTTGAGCCTTTCAATCCACTTTTGATGCTCCTTAACGATTTGGGCAGAAAATGCGGTCGGGGCGCTGCCCATGATTTCCGCAATGCCGCCCAATGTGACTGCGTCCTCCCTTGCGTCGCCGGGCGTTATTTTCTCTTCGCCGTAAAGCAGACTTGAAAGAGTAATTTTTGTGCTGTCATCGGCGGCAATAGCCGTTTCCCAATTTGTTTTCAAAAGAATATCGGCTGCCGAAAAGCTGTTTTTGGTTGAGCCGGAAGAGAAAATGCGCTGAAAGCCTACCCGCTGGATTTCGCCGAGGTTTTGACAGGTACTTCCGAGGGTTGCGATTTCTGCGCCAATAGAGGTACAAAGGAGAGAAAAAGGTAAGGTAATCATTTTGCCGAAGGTTTGATTTGATGAATGAACGATTGACACGCTTACCCTCGGCGTGTTATTTAGCAGGACAAAGTTACATTATTTTTTTACAAAAATACAAATGGAAAGAAAAAGCCAAGGAAGTATTGCATTCCAGGGCTTTGCATGCGGCATTAAAACGACCGCCAATCTGCAAAACGTTATAGGAAAGCGGGGTTGACGTGCTACTAATCAAGTTTTCGTGTAGAAAAAATAAAAAATAGCCCCGCCCGCATCGGCTGTAACCAGCCGTTAAATTATGAGCTACATTCGCTCCACACCTCACAGCTTTCACCGCCAAGTAAGTCAAGTTGATATGTGTATTGGTCTGCATCATCTCTTATTATCCCTTTCCAATTTTGTGCTTCTTTTAAAATTTGTATTGCGCTTCTATTGTTTCTAAAAAATGTAATATCCTTCGGGACTTCTTTTCCTTCTGAAATCCATTTTTCAATTCTTTGTGGTGGGAAAAAGTTTCCGTATTTTTCTTCCATACGCCTCATAAAATCAAATGCGTTAGGATTTTCTTGTGCAATTTGATAAAGTTTTTTGTCGGCTTTCTTCCAGCAGGTTTTGCAGTTTCCTTGATAGCCCTTTAACTCTAATCTGAAAGGCATTGAACGCCAGTAAAAATTTATCATTGGTTTAGTGGCAGGTATCATTTTGCTGCTAATTAGCGGATAAATAAAACCCATTTCTTTTGCCTTTGCGTTAATTCTATCAGCTTCGTCTTGTCTTATACCTATTGCTGTATGATACTTCTCGCCATTAAACCAATCTTTTCCAAATGCGGCTATTGGCGCACCCTTTAGCTCTCTTGTGCATTGTGGATTTGCTTGATTTGGTATGCCATACTTTTTAATCATTTGCTCAAATGGCTCTCCGTTTCTTGATGCTTCATCAAAGTTTGTTCGGTAATATCTTGTGCCTTTGCGATATTCGTGTATTACATCAGCTTCAATCCATTGAACATTTAGCTTAAAATGTTTGTCGCATCGTTCCACAAACTCAAGCGTTTTTTCGTTCTCTAATCCAGTATTGGCAAAAACAAACACTATATTTTCATATCCATATTCCTCATAATGGTTATTTAGCCATTGTGCCATAAATGCAGATGTTTCGCCACCTGAAAATGAAACGAGTAAATTTTTTGCCCCTGCTTCGCTATTTTTTATTTTTTCTTTCATCGCTTCGATTTAATTTTTTCGTTAATAATCCCCGCCATCCTATAACACGGGTTTGGCGCAATTCTCCCAACGCACAGGCTGACACACAACTGCGCCAAGCCCGATGCCGTTAGCGGGAATGCCTATTGACAAAATCCCTCTATCGTAAAATACTTTTTGCATTCTGGACATTCTGCTTCATAATCTCCATCCACACCATCAGTAGGAAATGAATGTCCCATAGTTTTTTCAAACCATTCTCTATCCATAGACTGATATATATTTTCATCACAATGCGGACATTGAACCGTGAAATCAATCATTATTATGCCTTGAACTTTTAGCACTTCCGCTAACAGCACATTGCCAATAGCGGGGGTTTCGTTGTTAGTTGTTGCTTTCTGCATCTTATTAAATTTTGTAATTAAGCCGAATATTTGTGATTCTAAGTCCCCGCCATCGGCAATCTGCGAGAACGTTATCGGTCAGTGCTACGGACACGTTTCAAACGATTTTCTCGTTGAATATCGTAAATCCAATTGAGCAACTGAATGATAGTTACTTGTTCATAACCCTGTTTTTGCAGGTCTTTCAACTTCTTTTCTAATTGTTTCATTTCATTTCAATTGCCGCACCGAACCGATAACAAGGCATTTACGCTACCCCTGCGGACGATACGCAGTTCAACTTTTGTTTTTCAATTAGGGGGCAGCGTAAATGCCCCAAACGTTAATTGCACCATTTTATCCCGGAAGGTACAGTACTCTTAATGACTGTCCCGAAAGAGTTCGGCCCCCACCAATACCACCGTCTGACTGCCGCCCATTGGACGATTGCATCCTGAGCAGATGGAAGGGTATATGTGGCATTTCCGAACCATCCCCCCTCCCACGTTGCAAGCGTGTAAACATGCAACCCGAATTGGTCACGCCAAATTAGCTCGTCCCGCCCGCCTTGTAGTTTATACTGAGTTGGTGGCACTTGGATTTTGACGGAGACTGTTTGGCAATTTCCGTTTGCCTTTATTGCTCCCGGCCCAAACGAAAGTGGGCTTGTCTGGCTGTTGCTGCTCAACGTTATGAGCAGTAAGAAAAAAATGATTGAGTTTCTCATCACACTAATTTTTTTGTGTTAAAAATTAGTGTCTGTTCAAGTGTTTTTACTTTTATTTTTTCGGGTCATTTGGGCAGCGCATCCAATGTGTGACTGGACTTGGTATCCATTTATTTTTTGAATGATGATATATTGCAAAAAAAGTTATTCCGTCTCCATGGGCAATAACTTTATCAGATTGTTCCCTACCAGTTCCAACTAAGTGGGGCAAACAAGGCGGTTTTACCGCCTCATCATTCCACTCGTTTTCTTTAGCCGCCGCATATTCTTCCATCGCTTTGCAGGCGTCTTTCAACGAGGAAAATGGAACCCATTCGACTCCGATAGGTGTGTCAGGCTCAAAGCCTGCGAATTCCCTAAAAAATTCTTCTGCGTTCATTGTATTATGTTAATTTAACACCCAAATTTGCTCCATCACTCTATCAGCCTCCTTTTTAGCAACCCTTTGCACTTGCCTGAAAAAATTGGCGTGGATGATGGAAAGTTCTTGAATAGTGTATCGCTCAATTTCTTCTGTTATCAACTCGCCCAGGATTGCGAGTTCATCCAAGTCGAGCAGGCAGATGATTTCGATGATTTCGATTGCGGTGTAGGTCGGGCTCATATCAGATTTTTGAAAGGCTGATTTTCGACCTTTTTACTCTCCTCAATCAGCCGGAAGTAAATGCGGTAAAGCGCTGCAAAGGACTTTGTAATCCCCTGCCCTCCACCCTCCTTACGGTGTCTGGAAACTTCGCTATCTGAGAATGACACGCCGCACACAATAGCAGCCCACGAAATGAAGTCAACGCTTCGTTTTTCGTGAGCAGTAAAAAGCTCGTTAAGTTGTTTTGCTGTCATTGTTAATTGTTTACCATTCTCCGGCTAAGGCAGGATTGCGACGATTGCGACTTTTTAGAGTAGATTGTGGTTGCTGTTTTAATTCCGGTCGGTACGATTAAAAAGGGTGGGGCGGCTGCGATTAAAAGCCCTTTCTGGAAGTCCCGCCAAAACGCCGCCCCGGTGCAGGAACTTTGCGGGAAACTTGCGGTTAGTCCCAATCTTCTAATTCGTATTCCTGGCTGTATAATTCTATCATCGTGTCTGTTGGTTCGGATTGTATTTTTATGACATCTCCTTTCTTGAAGGAGTTTGTCGCAGCTTTCATCGCACTTTCATCATCTAAATATAACCTTGTGCTTCTTATTTGAACAAATCCCTCGTATTTTTTTGTATTCAAGCCAGCCCATTCAAGGGCATGGACGCTAACTGTGTAAAAATCAAGATAGTCGGCTATGCACTTTTCTAAGTCCGACTTGTCGGAAAGGTTAAAAGGACATTCGATTTCTAAAGTTTCTATGTTGCTTAGGTCAGTTCCTTTCCTAAACCTCTCAACAAGGTTTAGTTGATAAACAAACCAGTTTTTTGTATCAGTAACAGTATCAGTTTCTATCAATGAGAATGAATCCCTCAGTTTTATTATTTCAGTGTTTGTTTCCCATTCCGGGAATGATACTGAAAATTTGAACCCGTCCTGGAGTTTTATGTAGGCAATTGGGTGCGTAACATCATTAGTCCTTAGAGAGACAGAATAAGAGTCACGGTCATAGTATTGAAATCCAATATCCAATCCTGTTTCATGTTTTATGATTAATGATTTCATTTTTGCAAAGTTTTTATTCAGTTCCCCTGTCTCCGGGTCGAAAAGTTTTTCCCTGTGTTTTAATTACCTCACAAAAATAAAGAGAGTTTTGCTAATTATCAAGTACTAACCCGAAAAAAGTTGAATTTTAGCGAAGATTTTTTTGTTAGATGCGGTATTGGGAAAAGTCCTGCACTTTCACGCCTATCCTGCCCTCTGTTTTCAGGTTCATCATTGCCCAATACCTTTTAGCGTCCATGCAGTGATTATAGGCATCGATTGGGACGTTAAGCGTTTTCCCATCCCTGTCAACCTTCCATTTATAGTTTCGCAATTCCTTTTTAGCATTAGTACTGCTGTTTGTCCAGTTCTGTCGGTACTGCTTCAATAGGTCAATGCCAAACTTCACGCTGTCAGCCCCTTTTGTTGCCGCTTTGATGTTCCACCCCTTGCGCCGGATTTCCTCGATGCTCTTTGGCTCTGCGCTGTCTGCCCAAATTTCTGCCCGTTTGTCAATGCCCAGGTTTTTCAAGCGGTCGCAAATATCGTCGTTTGTCAAACCTGTTTCGTGGATAAGTTCATCGGCATAGGTTTCGCCGTGCAATTCACCGCAATGCACCAACGAGGTCGGGTCGTTTGAGAAGCCAAAATCCAGCCCATACCCCTCTTTTTTCAGGTACTTCGGCATTTCGTCAACAAAGGCGACATTCGTGTAAATAAGTCCTTGCACCTGCCCTGTCTTGCCTTCTGCATAGATTCGGTACAATTGCGGGTCGATGTCTTTCAGTCGCTCAATTTCCCACTTTGTTTTTTCCCCTAATGCCGGGTTGTCGTGGTAGGTGGTACGCACAAAGTGGTATTCGTGCGATTGAAGGGAAGGGAGTAGATTTTCATGCAGCCAGTACTCCCCAGATGGATTCCAGTCGAGTACGGCGCTTTCATGCGTCCGAAGGTTTAGCTGAAAGTATATTTCCCAGTGAATTGAATTTGCCTCATTGATAAAAAGCAGGTCACGACGTGGCCCCCTTACCTTTGTAGGGTTGTCGGCGCTGAAAAATTCAACCTGGCTGCCGGTGGGTAGTGTGAAAATTTGGTCAGTCTTGTTAACCTTTACCTGATTTATCAGGCTCGTTTCTTCCAAAATTTCATTGAAGTCCTTGATTGAGCCTTTTTTGAGGTGGGGGAACGTTTCGGCAACAACAGAAAGGAGTAGCTTTTCATTTTGACGGTCGTAAAGTAGGTAGGATAAGAGGGCGTATAGGTTGCCCCAAGTTTTCCCCGAGCTGCTTCCGCCTTGTTGCAAGATAAGCGGTATTCGATTGCGAAGCCCCCAGAGGGTTTCGTTGATTGCTCTTGTTTCGGTGTATATCACTCAATTGGGTCTGATTTGCCGGAAGAATTGCCGGATGGGACGTTGAATTGGATAGTGCCGGAATGATGCTGGTCGCTTGCGTCTCTTAGACCTAAATCCCTGGCGATTATGTTTGCATTGAAGAAGCCAGCTGCCGCTCCTTCAAACTTCTGGGTCCGTATTGTTTCCTTTATTGCGTGTGAGATTGCAAAAAAGTCTTTATATTCTTCATTTCCTGAGCAATATAAATCCCATGTCTGTCTGGTTATATTTGCAAAAAGCTGAAATCCCCCCTCTGTGTAAGGCCGTGCTTTTGGCAGGCTAACTATTTTCTCAATTCGTTGAACGAGTACAGCCTCTTTCCACGGATTTTCATCGCACCACTGGAAATACTCAATGGCTTTCTGCCAGAGTTCGTCGGGTTGATATTTTCTTGGCCTGCCTGGATTTTCTACAAGCTGCCAGTAAGTGTTTCCTTTAGGTGCTGCCATAACTGTTAATTGAAAAGTGAATACGATTCCTGTTTCTTGAACCTGTTTTTCAATGCAAGAAAATCCATATCCCTTTCGTGCGGTTCAAGAACCGTTTCTTTATTTGCAAACAACGAAAGGTCGTTTTTTATGTAGAACGGTTTATTGTGCTTTCGCATGATTGCTATTGAATCGTTTAGAAACTTTGTCCAGTCAAATCGGACTTCGTGCTTTGGAAAGTGATTGAGCTTTCCAATTTTGTAGCCATCCACATATTCATGCGTCAGATCCATGATTTCCAGCGACTGCTCCGGGTAGATGACCGGCTCCATGCTCGCCCAAGTCTTCACGCCCTGCTCGTGCAATATCCGGAGCGTGTGAAAGCGTTCCTCCGGCAAAGCCCCATTCTTTTCCCATTTCAAAGAATCCTCCGGGTTCGTGAAAGTAAGCGAGCCGCCCACCTGGATATTATCCCCGAACGCCTTAATCACATCTATGTCGTCCAGCACATTGTACCCGCCTTTGCTCAGTATCGAGACTGGTATTCGATACTCCAGCAAGATTTCAAGCACCCGCCTCGTCAGCTTTGTTTCCTTGTTGAAATGGCTGTATGGGTCTGTCAAGAAGGAAAGAAAAACCTGCACAGGGCTGTCCCTGTGTTTTCTGGCCGAGGCCGTCACCTCTCTGATCAATGCTTTTTCCTCTTTGATGTAAACATTCGAGTGCTGGTAGCCAGCATCAAACCTTTTCATCATTTTAGGAACGTAGCAATAGACACAACCGTGGTCGCATCCTTTGATGTAGTTCATTGCAAGTGGGCTGTACTCTCTTGCGGCTCCTGATGGTTCATAAATAGCTGCCATAATCGTAAATGATTTGTGTAAATGAATCGGCAACCCTGTTTTGCAGGATTACCGGGATTCATTTACGATTTATTCTTGTGATTTCAATTTCTGGGTCAAATTCTTTCATCCTATTGATAATGACTTGGCAAAACCTCGGCTCAATCTCAATCATGTTGCATCTCCTATTTGTCTGATGAGCGGCAACCATTGTGCTGCCTGAGTGACCAAAAAAATCCAAGACAAGCTCTCGTTCTTGTGTGAAGTGAATAATAAATTGATAAGGTAGTTCAATCTTCTTTGACATTGGGGTTAATTTATGCTGTTCAGATACCCTATCTGTCGGGATTTGGAGTAGGGTTGAAAAAGCATCGTGTAAATTGTTCATCTTCTTTCTTCCCATCTGCGCTATCAACACGGTTCTTGTCATTGGTTGGTCATTGCTCAAAATTGTAGCATTGCGAAAATCCTGCACAAAACATTTTGAAAAATTTTCAAAATCATGGTTTGCTAACTTAACGACTTGCTTATCGCCGCCAAGCCAAAAGCCAATGCCTTTTGAGAAAACCAGTGACGTATCATAAACTTCAATCATCAATTCAATTGGCATTGAAAAATCAGGGTCTGTAAAAACCAAATCAGCTTTTTCGCCATTCATCAATAAGCTAACAAGGTCAGTGTCGGTAGAATCCCCGCAAAGCAATCTGTGTTTTAAATCGCCTCTCTTTAATTCAAATAAGTCTCCAAAAACAATATCTGTTTCAATATTAAAATCAGGAACATAATTATCGTCCTTTACATCTGCCTTTGTGAACGATTCATCAATGCCCCACTCCTGCAACTCAACTCCTTCCAACTCCGCAATTTCTTCAAGAACTTGATAATCAAATTCAATACTTGCAAGTGCGCTTGAATTGTCTGCGATAGCAAGTTCCCTGCCCTGCTTGCTGTCAAGGTCAACGTCTGTTCGCTTGACGGCTATCAATTCTGTACCGTCGGTTTCGATTATGCGCACCTTTTTGATGCCTGCCTTCCTTGCTGCGTCTGTTGATTTATTTCCATCTATGAGGCGATTGTTCTTGTCAAGAAGGACAGAACGACCAGCCCCAAGTTCTTGGAAAGATTTCTCAATCAGTTCAGAACCTTTCTTTGTTCCCTTGTTTGCATTTTTGTCATCAGGGATTAACTGGTCTATGTCTATTTCTTTCGGTGCTGCCATGTTCGATGGATTGTGGTTTAAAAACCTGGTTGCTTCTTATCTAATGTCAGGCCAGGCGAAGTTCTTTTAGCGCCTTACTTTTAGCTTCCGCTTTTCCTTGTTGGCCTGTACCCTCGCCTGTTTTTCTGCTTTTTCGATTTCAGCCTTTTCTTCGTCGGTCAACTCCCTGAATGTGATTTCCGTTTGAGGAAAGGCCACGCTTTGCGGGTACTGCGTTACAAAAATAGCCCTGTTTCGGATTATTTGCCAGATTTCCCGCCAAGTGAGCGACCAACGGGAAATGATTTCGCCGGATGCCCCGATGAAAACGGGCATGCTACCTGCCTTTGTTGGCAGGATGTTATTCGATTTGTGGAAGTCTATTGATTTCATGTTTTGGATTGTGGTTTTAGTTCTGGATTGCAGTCAACATCTTCACGGAAATTTCTCATTACTTCAAGTTCTGGCCATGCTTGGTTTTTGTAATATGTCTTAGTTTGGGTTGCGCCACAAACATTACATTTTCTTTCCTGTTTGTAGGTAACACCAAGCATCCTAAGTTGTATCGGTATTTCTTTTTTCTCCCACTTGCCCCATTTATGGTGAATTGTGGGTTCATCGGATTCGGGTGATTCAGGGTCTTCGATAGCATAGAAAAGTTTAGTCTTGATAGACATTGGTTCAAGTCCGCATGTGTGCGGTATTGCTATCCTGCTTTTTAGGCCGGATTCTTCGGCCTGGCACCCCCGGCATGTTGCTATTCGATTCATTGGTTTGGTGCATTTTGTTCGCTCGTTATAGGGCAATCAATGCTCAACTTAACAGGCTGGAAAGGTTGCCCAAAAGTAAGCTGCGTTAAATAAATGCGGCCAGTCCTCAAAAACTCCTTTCGTTCTTGTTCGTCCATTTGCCACGCCGTGACCATTGCCTTACCATCGAAAAAAGCAGGTAGTGGCAGGTATTTAGGCTGATTTTCGCCCACAGTGCAATTCTGTTGAGGAAATTTAACTGGTGTCATTAGTTTTTTACTTTGTGATAAAATTTCAGATTATCATTATCTATGTAAGATACCAGTCCGTTTAGTTCCGGATATTTGATACACAAGGCTGAAATAACCTTAATACAACCTTCAAACAAGGGCGGCGAAAGGTCACACACAATGTATTCTCCTTCTCCGTCGTAGGGTTTTTTGTTTTTGATAGAATCCCCTACTTTAATATCTTCTATTCGCATTGTTAATTTGATTGTCCAACGGTCTTTTGCCAAAAGGCAAGCACTTCGCTGTATTGTGATTCAAGTACTTTTAATGATTCATCTTCCGGCAGTTCACTGATTTCGTCACGCATTAAAAGCAGTAATTGCCCAACTGCTCCGAAAAATGCACGTTTCAATTCTACTCGCTGGACTGGGTGCATGCTTTCTTCTTTCATGTTCACCCTTTCAAGGTAGGTTTTGTACTGATTTTCAATTGAAAAGTCTTTCATATTTTGGATTGTGATTTTACTTTTTCTTTGCAGCCGTCACAAATATACGAAATAACCGCAACTGTTTTCCCGCTTTTCTGCAACAGGGCTTCAAGCATGTGAACTTCCTGGGTGCTTGTGTCCTTCCATGCCTTTTGACAATAGGCGCATTTTGCCCTACACTTCATGCCTCTGTTGTGGGCTTGGAAATGGGAGAGTTGGAAGGATGCTTTGACGACCATCAAAAGAGGCTTTGCTGCGCTTCCATTGCCGCAATAACACGTTCAAGCCTGGCTTTGATTATTGCAAATTCGGCATCGGTCATCGTGTCCATGATTGCCTCGTTGTAGGCGAGTGTATCGAATTGCTGCTGATGGTCAATGTTCGGGAATTTCGTGCCGTCCTTTGTGGCAGTCCCCCGCCAAACCTTTTTCCTCATGCTCAATTCCCGCCTTAATTCTGATAGAATTTCTTTTCGTGTCATTGGATTGTGATTTTAAAAAGCGCTGCGCCGTCCCTTCTGTAAAACTACGAGTGAAGATGTAGTATGGACAGATTCGGCGCAGCTTTTCTTTCTATTTGTATGCTTAATTCTCCCAAAAAAGGCTGGTTTTTGCCAGCCCCCAACTTTTCCCGCAATGTATTGGCATCCACACGCCAGGGATAAAGGGAAAGTTGTGGGTTAAAGATACGATTTATTGCGGATATTTTTTGCCGTTTTCCTTTTCGAGTTGCTTGATTGCAGCCTCGATTTGCTTTTGTGCTTTGGCTTCCTCTTTTCTGATTTGAGTCAAAAGTTTTGGGTTGGTGATGATTGCTTGCATTGTCATGGGATATGTGTTGAATGTGATTATGTTATTTTCCATTTATTTTTTTGATAACCCACTTGAAAAACATTCCAAGCAGTTCAAATAGGATTAGTCCACGGTGTCGGTATTTCATAACTGATTCAAGATTTCATTAACCCAACATGGCATCAAATCGGCGTCAAGTTCCTCGTTTACGATTATGTCTCTCATTTTGAAAATACGGTTCATAGCGTGCTCTCGATCAACTTCGAGCATGTACCTAACCATCTTTTCTCCGTTATCAAGCATCCAAAATCGGTTGCTTTCGCAAAGTTCGTGACAGCCATTCATGCACAAAATTTCAATGTTTCGAGAGTCGGCTATCAGATCTGGCCGCTTGCTACGGGGTATTGTGTGCGAACGGGAAAGATTCGAGCGCCTGCCACATCCGGAGCAATGTTGCTGCTTGATTTGTGAATAGGTAGCTTTCATTTCCCTTTCTTGTCTTGCCCGCTTTTCGGAAAAGGCCTTGATTCGGTGTCTTTGTCTTTTTGGTCGTGGTTCAGGTTTAAGATATTCCATTAGAAAGCGTATTTGACTTTTACCCCCATATTTTCAAGTACCTCCCAAATGCAGCCCATCCCATCAAACAGCGACAAGATATTTATTCCTTCTTTGGATTGTAATTTCATTTGTGAATTTACGCTTTTTCGGTGACAATTTCAATAGCCTGTTCAACTGACAGGACTATGTGATAAGTCACTCCGACACGTTCAAAATCCTGCTTGCATTTCATTTCGCCGGGTGTCAACTGCCTGGCTGACGGCGGTTTTTTCCCGTCTTTCACTTCCATGATGAACAATCGGCCTCTATACCCAACCAAAATGTCAAAGCAGTTTTTCAACTGGCTGACGTCTTGGACGTGTGCGCCGATTGCCCGTAGTGTCTTGACTATTTCGGCATGATTACTATCTTTTTTGGATACTGTCCTCATTTTTTCAATATTTTTTTTAGGACAGCTTTGATTAATTCATCAGGGGTTTTGAAATTCCGTTCATCCCCTTCCATGTAGTATATTGTTTTCGGCTTCCCTTTCGGAAAACCAGCTTCGTCCCGCTTGGTGTGGATTTCCTTATACACCTTCACACCGTGAGCAAGGGCACTGTCCTTGCGGGCAAAGGATTTGTCAAGGGATAGATGAATTACTAATTTCCATTCTATTTTTTGCGATTCCATTTTATTTTCCGGTTGAACCAAACCCTCCATTTCCCCGGTCGGATTCTGACAGGTTATCAGATTCTACCATTTCGATGTGAGGTATCGGCAGGATGATGAGTTGGCCGATTCGGTCGCCTTTTTCGTATCGCTTTAGCTGATTGCCCCATTCTTCAGTATCTCTGAACCGGAATTTGATTTCTCCACGGTAGCCACTATCAATCACCCCAACTGCGTTTGAAAGTATCTGGTTGACCTTTGAAATAGACGAACGCATAAATATCAACCCGACGTGTCCTGCCGGGATTTCAACGGCTATCCCGGTGCGGTATTCAAGGTAGGTGTACGTTTCATCCCATGTTCCAGAATCGAGCGCTGTAAGGTCGAATCCCGCATCGCTTGTGTGTGATTTTGACGGAGCGATAGCGTCAGAATGTAATTTTTTGAAATAGACTATCATAGCTGCTCGATTATCGCAACCAATTTGTCCTTGGTTGCCTGGTTAACGTTGTCGGAACGGAGAAACTCAAAACATTTCTGTTTCATCCGTTCCGGGTTCATTGTCTGCCAGAATTGGCGGGGGTTGCCTGGAACAACTGGCTCAAGATAAAAACTTGCTTGGTCTTGAAGGGTTCGTACTTTTTTCGATGATGATGACATGGTATTAAAATTTGTGTGTGAAAAAATCTAACGGTTGATTAATGTCAATTTTCGCATTCGCTCAAACTTAATCAATCCTGATAGTTCTGCGCAATTAAAAGAAGCCCTAAACGGGCAAGAAAATCAAATAGATTTAAGATGTTCAATTATAGTGTAAGCATCATTTTGCGCCGATTTGAGGCTTCTTTCTTGGTTGCATAAAAGGGGGATAATAGTGACAATATCCGAGAGCCGCTCTAAAATGGAATTTTTTGAAGCAGTATTGAGCCAGGATTTCAAGTCAGAAAATTCAGCTTCAATTTTGTCGTATTCGTTTTTTAATTCAATTGGGTCTTTACCCATCATTTTGGCAAGTTCTTCAATTGTTGTCATGTTGTGATTATTTTAAGATGAAAATGAAAGAAAAGCGCAGAACATTGCGCCTCCGTCAACCTTGCTATACGCTGCGGTGTGCGTCGGCGCTCCCGTTGGGCGCAACTAAGAAGATAAATCAGAATCAACTTTCAATAAATCCGTGACAGATTTAACGGTTATGCCGTCTTTTTCTGCTAATGCTCTTGCCTCATCTTCATTTGCGGCAAAGTAGGTTCGGCGAATAGTGCCTACACCTGCCCTTCCTCGTTTTTCAACCCCCGTAACAAGAAAAGGGGGGCCCTTTTCAAAATCGTACTTCTTACCTGTAATACTGTCAATTATCATAGTTAAGATTTAAAAAAATAGGGCACACAACGTCGGGTCTGGATATTGTGGGGCAACTGCCCGCCGGAGAATGGGATTCGCCGACCGCCCGAAAAGAATACGCAAAATCTTAAAATAGTGTTGTTTGTGCTTTCCTTGCAATTGCCGCCTTGTGATTTGTGACATTTTGCAGGAAGTAGCTTTCCTTCAATTCAATTGAAATGCTTTTTCGGCTCATTTTAAGTGCGGTTGCACCCTCTGAACCGATGCCGCCGAACGGGGAAAATACAGTTTCCCCTTCGTTGCTGTACAAGTGTAATATGCGCTCAATCGTATCAATCTGCAAAGGGCAAATGTGTTTTTCGTCGTTATTGTCTCGCCCTGCTCGGTAGTTTAATGTTCGGGAGTAGTCAACGTCCATCCAAACAGGGGATGCGTATTTCTGCCAAAGGTCAACAGGTAGATAGTCAGGCATTGAAGGGTCTGCGTCCTGGTGCGTGATTGGCACTTGATTCTCTCCCTCGTTCCTGAAAAAAAGGACGTAATCAGGGATTCCAACCCTGCTCATTACGCTGTCTTTTTTGATCTGTTTATGAAGCAGCCCGAGCGCCTTTGTGCGTTGCATTTCTGTTACAGGGTTTTTCCATATCGTTGTACGGGCGTGATAAATAAATCCTTCGTCCTGAAACCACTTGACCAGCATACCTGAAAAGTCACGCAACCCAATATACCCTTCCTTGCCTTTTTGAATTGGCAAGTCCATGCAATGCACTGCACAAATTCTGCCAGGCTTCAAAACACGGCGCAATTCAGGGATCAGAAATTTGAAATGTTGCTCAAACTGTTCATAGTTTGAAACGTTGCCCATGTCTTCTTTTTTGTCGCTGTAAACGTACAACTCAGCGAAAGGCGGTGAAAAAAGAATTACATCGGCGGCATTGTCAGGCAACTTTTTCGATTCCTCAACACAATCGCCGCAAATCAAATGGTAGTTATCTGTTTTCACTTCCCTTTCCGAAACAACTGCATTTCTTTTTCCAGCTACCTGATAATCGGTGTCGGCACTGTATTTTGACATTTGGGCAATTTTTTCGATATGGTCGGCCTGTTTTTCTTCAATGGATTGCTTTACGTTCAACTGCGACATCGGAACGCAAATATGGACATTTACTTCATGGTATTGAGCAAAGCGGTACTGACGGCGCACTGCTTGATAAAAGCCTTCAAACCCAAAATCGTAGGCAAGAAAGAACATATTCCAACTGTTCTGGTAATTCATCCCAAACTTGGCAATGCTGGTTTTTGTGACCAGGCATTTAAACTCATTCTTTCCAAACCCAAGCAGGTTTTTTGCCTTGACTTCTGCCTTGTCACTGCCTTGCACATTTCTTGCGTCATCAATCATCTTTGCAGCTTCGGCGCATTCATCGTTTGACAGTCCCCAAACAATCCATTTTTCATCCGATTCATTGACGGTTTTTGCAACCAACTCAAGGCGCTGTTGAGCCGTCTTTTTCAGGTCACGGTGCAAGTCTGTTGCACTTACGGCAGTGGATGCAAATAGCGTATCAGACTCGTTTTCTACCTCGATGAAATGCGGAATGATGTTGAGTTTTGGAAGCTGGTATTTTGAACCGTCAAAGCCAAGCGTTGCAGGGTTGTCAACGCTAATTGACCAAGTGCAAACAAACTTCCAAAAGTCGTCTTCTGCGTGTTTGCGAAGCCTCCATTTGGAAGTTTCACCACCATCATGCACAAAGAACATAGCAAGCATTTCAGTATAGGACATTGCGCCAAGAAATTCGCTGTGCTGCCCAAGTTCCATGTGATCGTTTGGGGACGGGGTAGCCGAACAGGCAAGACGGTATGGGGTTGATGAAAACCTATCTATCAACTCGCTTGATGTGCTTCCGCCACGGCCTTTCAGGATGCTGGATTCATCCAATACTACCCCGCAAAAAAGCGACGTGTCAATATTGGGAAGTTGGTCGTAGTTGGTAATCCAAAGCCCTGAATCGGGAATTTCATCATTAAGGCGGTTGAGTTGGTAGCCGAAATATGCGGCCTGCTCAATCGTTTGCTCAACGACCGCGAGCGGAGCAAGAAACAACACCGGCTTTTTCTCTTTGGTGGAAACCTGGTAGCCCCATTCCAGTTGCATTGGCGTTTTGCCAAGTCCGCACTCTGCGAAAATCGCAAAGCGGCCTATTCGTAGAGCAATTTGAACGATGTGCTTTTGAAAGTCGAAAAGCATCGGATTTAATTCCGATTGTTCGATTCCAAACCCGGTAGCGATGTGATTCCTTTCTTTTTGTTGTAAAAATTCTTGGTAAGTCATTGCGTATTCAATTTTAGAAGTTCAAAGATATGGTTTTGTTACAAATATTCAAATAGGTTGAGAAAATATTTATTTTCTTTTCGATTCTCCTTGCAGGAAAATGAAATTGAACATTTCCGTTGCCCTGTCTGACAACCTTGTTCCGTACTTTGCTTCCAACTCTTCCGGCGTGTCGTTGCTTGTTACGTGCGTAATGCAAAATCCATTCACAAACTTTACATATCGCTGAATCAATATCCTTTCCATCGTCTGAATTTCATTACCGTAAGACTTGACGGCTCCCGGCTCATTTCCCAGGTCATCAAAACACCAAGTTTCATTATTGACAAACCTGGCCAATGTTTCGGAATTATTCTTTGCAAATAGCATTTCATCTACTATGTCGGCGCAATTGATTGTTTTGAATTGCCGCTTCGGAATTGGCACGGCTTGACAAAATACTTGCATAACACGAAACAAAAAGGTTTTGCCCCGCCCAACATCACCGAACAGGTATAACCCTTTTGAAAGATCATGCACCCCTGATGGATCGTTGATGAAATATTTAATTAGGTTTTCAATTACTGGTTTACTGTGTTCATCCACTTGCCACTTTTTGCCGGATTGTTCAAGGATGCTATTGCCGATTTTCCAGACAATGAATTTTGCATCATCGTATTGCATTATTTGCGGCAATTGATTCTGTGGCCGGGCAATCAATTTTAATGCCCGATCAAGCGCCGCATCAACATCCGTTCCTGGCTCCTCGTTTAATCGTCGGGCGTACTCTTCCGGCAGTTCAGTAATGGTAGATTGATACCTTTCTTTTATCCTGCCTTGCTGTTCCCTCAACTGTTCAAGCGAGAATGGATGTGGCTGTTGTTCGTCAGTGGTAATTTCAGGCATATTTTGCATATTTGTCCGGGTTTATGATCTTAGGGTTATGTGTGATAGCCCCAGGCTTTGTTGTTTGTTTTAACTCGAATAACCCGGCCCAAAGGTTGCCCCGGCTCTGATTGATAATTGCAAGTGCTGTGTCCGCCTTGCCGCCAGAAAGGACGCACAACTGCTCAATGGCAATTTTCCGGCTGCCATCCGTCTTGTAACATTGTCGTTTTTCCTCCTGTTTGTATTGCTCCCATTGTTGCCAGTGCAATCTGGCTTTTTCAGGCAAATCAAAATTACTGAAAAAATCAACAGGAATTTCAGCCATGTTTTTTCTTTTCTTTTTTGGCGCAACTTTTTTCTTTTCTTTTTCTGGTTGCGATAAATGGATAGGTTCGACAGGGTTTTCTGCCTGACGTTCTAATTCAATAATTTCTTCGGGGGAAAAATCCAATGCGCCGTTAGGTGCTTTATTATTATCAATATCTTTATTATTATCAATATTTATATTATTAGGTTTCATTTTGACACCACCCCCCTGTTTCATTTTGACACCACCCTGGTCGCATTTTGACACCACCCTATTCATTCCCGATTCATTGATTGAATACCTGTTGAAAGCTACATCGTTGATAATTTCTTGCCGTTTGACGATCAATTCTTTCTCAACTAAGGCATCTATTGTTCTTATTGTAGTGCTTTTGCTGCAATTCAGCCAAGTTGATATGTATTTTAAAGAACCTTTAAATTCTGTTTCCCCATCTTGCGAGAATCCAAAAATCAATGCGAAAGCGAGTAGCTCGTTTCCTTTCAACCCAAGTTTTGAAACCATCCATCCCTGGATAGTGAGATAGTTGTCGTCAATCTTTTTCATAGGATTATCTTTTTAGCCTTGCGGCTGGTTTGTGTTTTCGCCACGTGCTTTGGCAAGGGCTGACAAGATTAAATCAACATCTTGCTTTTCAAGAACATAATTTGCACTCATTTCTTTGGCATATCCTATTGCCGTTTCGATACACTCCAATGCTTCGTACATTTCAGGAGCGGCGGCAATGAGCGCTTTTAACCGCACCGATTGGAATTGAAATTCTGATTGGACATCGGGTGGGATAACTACCGGAAACGCTGGTTGTGTTGAATTTTTCATTTTTACGATTGTTTAGAAAATAAAAAAGCCCCGCAAATGAACTATGGCATCTGGGCGTCAAGATGTGGCGATCTTGAAGGGCGAAAAGGGAAACCCGTCACGCCCAGATGCTATAATTCCTTGCGAGGCTTTTAGTCTCGTTTGAAATCCCTTTTCTTTTGCTTCAATCCACCGTGCCACCGGCTTTAGCTGCTTTCAGCGAAGCAAATATCGCTCTTTTACCTGACAAATGCAATAAAGCAGGCAATAAAAATTAATGCAAGCCCGATTGAAAGCAGCCGGTCAGACAATTCAAGTCGTAAAGACTTTAGCTCCGGTTTTTCTTCGCCGGTATAGAGCATTACAGAAACGACGCATAGGGCGACGCCTACGCAAGCCAAAATGATTGGTGTCATAATTCGAGTATTGAAAGGTTAACGTTTACCTGGTTGTGTGTTCAGCATTTCAGCAAGCTCTTTTCTTGCGTTGAAAATACGGCTCTTGACAGTTCCCATTGATGCATTTTGCGCCTTTGCGATTTCATCGTATTTGCACCCATCAATGAGTAGTTCAATTGCTTCCCGGCTCTTGCGGGGTAGCTTCCCGACCGCCTTCCAAACTTGCGCCACTTCGTCGGCGTACTCCCCGGCGTTGCGTTCGTTGCCGGATTTCCAGTCGAAAAATTCAATTTCTGGCCAGTTTTTCTTTTTGCGGTACTGGTTAATGAAAGTATTCCGGGTTATCGTTCGGAGCCAGTGAATTAGCTTACCCTCTTCTTTGTATAGATGGATTTTCCGCAAGGCAAAAAACATCACATCTTGCCTTAGCTCGATTGCATCTTCGTGCGATTTGGTCAGCTTGTAGCAAGCTGCGTAAACTTTACCCTGGATTTCAGGGGTTTGGATTTGTTTTAGAACTTCCATTTGCGTATCTTTTAGGTTGTGTGTGAGTTTTTACACCGACTTGGTACATTGATAGCCAAGTGATTTTTTTAGCGCCTTAAAACGGCTTATTTTCGCTTTCGTGTTTCCAAGTCAGAAACAGGGTGACGAAAATTGCTAAAGCGATTGGAATGAGCAGCATTAAATTAGGATTCATTTTGAAAGATTTAAAACGTTGCCCCGCCTGTTCATGGGAAGGGCAACACAAATTAAAACCGACTAAGCGGGAGAGACAGGATTCGAACCTGTATTTGTGCGCACAATTACACAATAAACTTCTGGGTTCCGCCCATTGGCTCCGGTAGGAATGCCACCCCGCAGACAAGCCAACATTTTTTTCATTTATTGTATAGCGTTTACCATTTCGCCACTCTCCCAGTTTTCCGCCCCTCTCTTTTGAAGGGCGAAAAGGTATTTAACTAACTTACTGATACTTTTTTTTTTAAAACGGGGCGACTAATTAGCCGCCCCTAAAATCAAAATTCCATACACTATGGAACACCCAATATTTCTTGCTCCGGCCACATCCATTCTGCCGACGCCGACGGTATTACAACATTAAGGTATTCGGCAGCAAATTGCCCTATTCTTTCAATGTACTGCGAAAATTCCTCTGTGCTAAGTCCTGCTGTGCTGGAAGGGATTGTAATAAACTCGCCGGGCGTGTCCTTCTTTTCAATCTTGCGATTTTGCAGGAACTCTTTTTTGCACCATGCGTGAATAGTTTCGGTATCAGTTTTATCGAGGTCGTAACCTACGCCAATCAGCCCTTCCAGTACGCAAGGATAGACAACCGCCCATAGGTAAGCGTTTTGTGGGTTGCTCCTTCGCTTGCTTCGCTTTTCAATTGTTAACGTGATTTCCGACCCGGAGAACTGTTTCACGGCAGATGCAAACAACTGTCTGTCAATTTGCAGCCTGCCCTGCTCGTCAACGTGCCCGGGGTAGGTTAGCTTTTTCATTACAACGAAAGTGTTTTGTAGTATTCCCTTGCCAGAACAACCTTTGATTGAAGTTCTGAAATGAAATTAGGATTGTATTCAAATTCAAACGTCTTCACCCTTTGATAGGGTGATATGTGGTCAAAATTGTGGTTTCTTGCAATCTGTTCGGATGCCTCCTTAAAATGCGGGTTATTTTCATCGCCGCCGTATTTCCAAAAGAACTTTTTTTGCTCGTTGTGAATCAATTCAACTGGAGTATTGACAAGGCAGTGGTGAATCCTGAAAAGTTTACGGCCTGTCAGGTGCATGTAAACCTGTCCTTGTGCGTAGTAAATCGGGTCTGGCTTTTCGATGTTGGCAAATGTCTTTAGCGACCATGCGTTTTTAATATCCTCCACAACTTCGGATAAAATAACGTCGGGGGTTCCCATGAAAAAGTCATCCTCAAAATTACGTTTGTTCTTTGCCCGAAATTCATTGCCGCCAAAAACATCGGTAACGAGTTTCATTCCGTCCTGTTCACACATGTTGCCCTTTAACAGCACGTCCGTAACCATTGGCTCTTTGTAGCCATATTCGAGGTGCAGCCAAAGTTCCTGAATGTAGCTTTTGCCAGTTTGCCCCAACTCTGGCGGGGCGTCCCTTTTTGCAATAAGATCGGCAAGTTCAGATTTCATATTGTCGGTAAGCGGCCTGCCTGCGCCATTGCTTCGTAGTTGCAACTCTGCAATTCTTTCAAGTTGCTTTTCGGTTACGCCTGTTCCGCCTGGCATAAGTAACCCGGCAGAACTTGCACGAATTTTGAGTTTGAAATTATCCCTTGACATTAGATAGAGCGTGATGTTTGTCAATGTATTCTTGGTTCAATCCGCAATCAACTACATAATCCGCAACCTGTTCCAATTCGGTTATGGTCTTTGCGTTTTCAATGTGTTCTGCAATCCGTTTCGCCTCTTTGGATTGGTCAATCTGTTTCAGATTGATGCCGTTGCCCAATTTTGGGTTTGCTTCCTCCCATTCTGCGAAGTCGTTTGTAAATTCATCCTGGACAGATGAAAAGAGGTGTGGCAAGTGAAACGATGCAATCATTCGGACGCCGTGAAATCGCATTTTGTTTTTCTTGGCAAAGCCAGCAGCCTTGCTTCTTTCGATGATTTGGTCTTTGTCGGTTACTGTTTCCATTGCCTCAAAACCATCTTTGTTTGAAACCCTTACTTTTACGCTGCTTGTGGTTTCTTCCAAATATTCCAGCTTGTAACCTGCCCCGGTTATCCGGGAAACCATTTTGTCGCCCCACATCTTTACCGCACCATTCACGCAGTACAGGGCTTGCATGGATTCAACAGGCTGCATACCCATCTCCTTGCCAGCTTTGATAATCACATAGGCTTGCTCCGGTGTTTCACACTTGAAGGCTTTTGCTTTGATGAACCTTTCGGCCATCTTCATTTGAAACTCCATTTCTGACATTTGTTCGGCAAGTTGGGGGCTTGCCTTGTACATTTGATTCTCTTCATAGACTTTCAGGGAACGAGAAACGAGGCTATTGTTTTCAGCTTGCAATTTAATCATTTTGGCGTTTGCCTCATTTGCCTCTATTTGTTTTTCAATAAGCATTTGCTGCAATTCCTCAACCGTGAAAGTTGATTCGATACTTTCTTTTTTTTCTTCTTTCATCGAATTTTATTTTTGGATTGTGAATAGATTATTTTTTAAGTGACTTCATTTTGCGCTCATACTCTGCATTCAGCCTTTTCATCCGTTGCCGCAAGGTCGGAGCGTAAGCGTTCACAGCATCAAGGATTAACTCATCCTTGTTTCTGTTGCTGCCTGTATTGCGCTTCAATGCACGTTTGTAGTCAAGCAAAAGGTCGTTGATTTCTTCCGGGATTGTGATTAGAATTTTGACTTCTTTCATACTGTGGTTTTTTCTTTCAAAGATACGAAATTTGTAATAAATTCAATCAAGTCTTTTTCACTCAAAAACTCACGAAGGAACTGCTCGAATGTGAGAAAGTACCTGCCTGTAAATGTTTCAACTACATCCTGTTGCCAGGGAGACCATTCGACGTGCGATGTGCCGGGAATCAACACCCAACCCTCTTTGGGTTCGGTGCTATAATCTTCGATAAATTGTTTGTCCATCGCCCACTCGCACACGTCGGAAAAATCGCAGCGCAAAGGCCGTGAAAGTTCTTCGCCTTCGATTGAGTAGTCAATCCAGAAGGGGAAGGAATACTGCCATCGGCATTCGCCGGATGCTTTTTGCTGCAATTCTTGGCGCTGTCCGATTGGATGCGTTTCATAGTCAAGGATTTCAATTTGAGTTGTCATTGGATATTTTTTTGAATGCTGTCCGCCACAATTGCGGCAATAAACAGCAGCATGAAAAGGATGCCCGCAATGAGCGGGAAATTTAGATAGCGTTTCATTATTTGATTTTGAAAAATGGAGCGCCGAAGCGCTCCGTAACATAACTAATCTCACGAAAAAACGAATTAAAAAGGTAAGTTTGCCTGTGCAAATGACACAAACCGAGCAGCATTGAAGGAACGCCATCCTTTTTTTACTGTGTCCCAATAGCGGACTTGTAGCGGGTTTTCTTTCCTTGCCTTTGTCGAAGTATTGGTGTAGGTGAAATAAGCGGCTGAAAGTGTCGCTGTGCGCTGCTGTGGGATTTCTTCGCCCTCTTTTGTGAAACGGATAACGATTTCATCCTGTTTCATGGCTTCGATTGCCCGAACAACGTTCCAGGCGTGGCGCTGGGCATCTGAAAAATTCCAACCTTCTTTTTTTAGGCTGTTTGCGATTGCGAGAACTTTGCTTCTTTTCTGATAGGTTTTCATTGCGTATTCTTTTTTTTTGATGAATGTCTTATTGACCTCACAAAGATAAGAGTATTTTGTTACAAAAAAATAGTTGGATGAAAAAATGTAACAAAATGCAAAGTTTTTTTTTCTGGCAAACAAAAAGGGTTAGCCAAATGGCCAACCCTTACACCATATGAACAAATCCACTGAATAGGCGATTATAGTAGGCGATATTGTAACCCAAGCCCTATGCCATATCCTGAAACAATTTTTCGTCCAAAAAAATCTTTTCCGGCAAAAGCCCCTGCTGTAAATCCTAATCCTAACCGGCGCTGTTTCGGCTTTTCGGTTGTGATTGGGACTTCAAAGCGGTTTGTACCGGGCAAAACGTAGCTGTACGGGTTACGGCTTTCTACCCGGAACTTTGCCACCCCATCGGAGGTAACAAAATCGGAAATGACAAACTCATTCCTGACGTTCAGATTGAAAAACGCCTTTTCAGTGTTTGGGTCAATTTCGCCGGTCAAACTAAACCAGTCATCCGGGTCGGTGTACTGCGTTGAATAGGTCGGCAGGTCTTCGCCTACTTCGCTACCAACGCCCTGTTTTTTCAATACTGCCTGAAAGTCTGCCTGTGTTTCTGTGAGAAGAACGGTAAGGCTTTGTAGTTTCGTCCTTTCTTTTTCGAGCGCAGCTTTTTGTTGCTCAATGATGCTTGCCAGTTCTCCGGCTCGCTTGTTGCCCTGACGTTCCTTTTCCCTCAACTCTTTGACAATTTTTGTTAGATCGGCAATAATAGCCTCGTTTTGTGCCACCTGGCTTTTTAGGGGGGCTTGCGCTTGCTGTATTATCTCCAAGCTATCCACTTTGTCAATGTTATCTGTCTCGTTGCTCTGAGGACTTCCTGTGCAGGAAATACAACCACGAAGAAAAAAACCAAGCCCAAAGGCAAGTAAAACATACAGTACATTTTTCATCTTTTACATTTTAGATTTCAAATTTACTACTTTCCCACCAAACTTGCCGCAAAAACTCAATCAAGCCACCGCCCGACAAAGCAGCGTCCCCGATTGAAAAAACTTCTCTTTCGCTCACAAATTGCACCCACCATTCCAGCGGGTGCGGTGCGTTCACCTTGCAATCTGGACGGGATTCCCCCTCTTGAATTGCCTGAACTTCATGCCCGAATGTGTTGCAGTACAGGCTTTTGAACGTATAGCCGTACTGCTGATTCCAGTCGTACATTTCTGCAAGTTGCAGGACTTTCGATTTTTCAACGAGCATCGGGTAGTGACTATCGAAATTCAGTGTAGGTAGGTTCCGACGTTTCAGTTCTTCCTGCGTTGCAAAAAGGTGAGCGTAGTATTCAGACGAGCAGTTTTTCAGGCGGTCTTTGATTTGGCCTAAGTGGTAGTATGGATAATTTGATGCCTGAATTTCGGCAGTGAAGAAATAATCGTCGTTGCACAAAAGGAAGGTTTCCGGCGTCCTTTCGTCCTGACAGGCAGCAAGGATGTTTGAAAAAATGCCCGTCGCCGGGTTGTTGAACGTTTGTGTATTCTGGATAAACGTAACAGCATCGGAAAGAAAGCCAGGATTGTGTCCGGCAACGATAACGCCTTCCAAGTCCTTGACAAATTCAAGGCTGCGAAAGGAATAACGCAGTTCCTGGTTATTCCATGTACTGCCGTTTCCGATTGGATATAGTATGTTCATTCAAAATACTAAATCAGCATTAACATAAACGTCATCAATATCAATCGAGCGGTGAAGTACATAGCCCCAATGCCAAAGGATTTTTCCAATTTTTTCTTTCGCCTCTTGGTTTCGATTATGCTCAAATACAATCACCCCGAATGCGTATTTTTCAAAGTCAATTGCCTGAAAAATTTCAAGCTCACTACCCTCGGTATCAACTGAAAGAAAATGAATGAATTTAGGCACATTGCATTGCTCAAACAGTTCATCGGGCGTGACACAATCAACCTTCACTTCCTCATAGTCGCAATGCTCCAAAACGATTTCCTTGATTGCCGGGTCTTTGCCGAATTGGTCGGCAAACCCAGAGAAGTAGGACACGTCCCCTCCGTATCTTCGATCAATCGAAACCTTGATGAAGTCACGCTGCCCTGATTTCCCGGCAACCGCCTTTTCAATTACCCGGCACGTCCTTCCATCGAAATTCCGGGGGAAAGGGTCAACGCAAATCCCTTGCCAGCCCTGACGCTCCAAAACTGCTGTTTGGCTGATGTGTTCGCCATCCCAGCATCCGATTTCAACAAAGAAACCCGGTTCGGTGAAAAATTTCCCTACAATGTCCTCGATGTTGTGCTGACTTTGATTCATTACTTTGATTTTGCCCATGCCCACCCCGAAACAAGTTTTTGCAGTTGTGCTTTGCTCATCTGCTTGATTTTGTCCCAAAGGGCGTGGTTTGCGTTGAAAAATTTGTTCCTGCTGCTTGAATTTTCCCCGACAAAATGATTAATGTGATATAATGCGCCGGGCACTCTCTCAACCTTGTAGCCAAGATGCGAAAACCGAAAATACCGTTCTGCGTCCTCTGGCCCGAACGATACAAACCCCTCATTTTCCCCGCCGCCCTTAAAGAAATTTTCCCGGTTGAAAAATACTGCCCCTCCCACAGAATCGAACTTACCAAGCCCAGTTAATTTCTTTCCAGACAGTGTGCCAATGTCAATATTTTGAGATAGCTTATGATATTCGTTCCTGTCCACTCTTGCAAATTGCCCATCATAAGGATATACCACGTCACAACCGTTTCTAAGCCTGTGTACCGCTTCAAGAATCTGCATCGGAGCAAACAGCACGTCACAGTCATAATTGGCGATAAACGGTGTCGTAGCGTCCCTGGCCATGTCGTTCAGCATCTTGGTACGGTGAAAATTTTGCATCCCTTCAAAATGCCGGTATTGGCAGTATTGTTTGAGGTACTCGAAATGCTTGCCGCCTTGCTCTCCGACAACTATGTTAGTGTCAAAGTGGGTAAGCAGAAAAGCCAAGCACAATTCCAAATTTTCCTTTCGGTCGGAATGGTCATAACTGACAGGGATAGTGAAGGTCACATCTCGCAAATCAATCCTTTTCCCTTCGTGGTCAAATTCAATCCAGCGCTCCGGGTACAAATCACTGATTGAATTGTTTGCCAGTTTCCCAGCGAAGTGGTGGGCAGTCCGGACAACCTTTGTGCCTTTCTTTTCACCGAGCCAAGCCCCCCAAAATGAAAATGAAGAATTGGCGATGATAAAATTATCGCACTGCGACATCAGGCACAAATCCGCAATGTCAATAAAATTATCAGAAAAGAAGGCATTTGGGAGGCATTGAAAATGTAATTTGCAATAATCCGGGTCATCGCTGAAAAATATCAAGTTGCAGTCACGATAATTCGGGAAATGTGTTTCAAGTGCGAGGATGTAGTAGGTTGGCGGTAATTGGACATAATTTGGATTGCTGACATAATCCCCCCGGCGCACATGGATTGCAATGGTTTCTTTTTCAAATGCCTGTTCAAATTCCCGCCTGCACATTTCAATCAGGTACGGATGAAAAGCAAACAACTCCCTGACATTAGAGGGAAAGTATTTCTCCGACTGAAAGTAGCCCAAAAAGTCCATGTCCTTGCTCCAATCCAGCGAATCCCAAAAGTCGGGCGTGAAATGGAATGCAGGTTCTTTGATTTCCTTGCCTTTCTTGCCGCCTGGCAGGTTCGGTAGGTTCTGGAAATAGTCTTTGTATTCCCATTCCGGCAGGGCCATTTCAGTATTGTGCTTTTCGGCAAAACCGAACATGGCAGCTACCTGAAATAGGCAATTCCCCAGTCGTCCGTAATTTCCGAGGCGGGAAAACGTAATCATAGGCATGAATAAAAAGGCTCACGAATGAGTCTAAAAAAAAGTTTTTGGATTGTGAAGAAAGCCGCCCCGCAAGTGAGGCGACTTTCAAGCGGGGGTAGATGCCCTATTTTTGACTGTTACCGGGTCTGGCTTCTTAATCCATGTTTCATAGATATAGACACCCAAAAAAGCGGTTATCCCCCAAATCGTTGAAAACATCTGCCATTCAAACGAGCCTTTTCCGATAAGTAAAGTGACACCCGCCGACGCTACCCCTGAAATGAAAGCAACGATATTCAGCGTCTTTCGGAGGAACACTTTCAAAAATGCGTAGATTTTTCTCCCTGACGTGATAAATACCGTCCCCCTGGCCGAAAAGATAATGCCAAGAATGAGCGTCACCCACCCCAAAACCGTTTTTGGCCAGTTCCCTTCATTTTCCTTGATAATTTCCTTAACCGTGTCGGCTGCAAGTTTTGCGTCCGTTGTCGGGATGCCTACGCTGTCGCCGTTGATTACAACCCACAGCGTTTCGGGGACTTCTTTTGTGACGGCTTCCGGCTGTGCGGCCTGTTCAGCATCTGGAATTGAATCTACCGCCTCCTGTGCGGATAGTACGCCCGAACCTGATAGGGCGACAAAAAGGAATGTGATTAGAAATAGTCTTTTCATATTTTAAATTGATTTGTTGATTCAAGATGGCCGGGTGGCGTTAGTGCTACCTTACGGCAGGACGATACCACCGGCTCATCGTGTTTTTTCAGAAATCGGGGGCAGGCGTCCCTGTTCTCCCCCGATTTGCGGGAATTCAGAGGCCCCCGCTACCTATGTCTATATCTTTCTTTATGGTTTCCAACAATCTTTCTGCAAGCTCCTGCTGCGCTGAAAACCGAAGGTTCATATCAAACAGCACCCGGATTTCAGCAACGTTCGCTTCCAATTCACTTTGGTTTTTTTTCACTTTGTCCTGTAATTCCTTATTTTCCTTTTGAATGGCAGAAATCTTTTCGTTCAGTCTTGCCTGTGAGTGCTGGCATTCTGCAATTGCTTCTCTCAGGTTTTTTTCAATGACTTCCATCGTTGTTTTTTTTAAACCCGCCCCAAAAAAGCCTACAAAAACAAGCGAGGCGGGTTATTACCAGATTATTGTTCCTTTTGTATCGCCTTTTCGGCAATTTTGATTATTTCTTCAAACTTATTCCCTGCTGCGATTTTCAAGGCTTCGATGATAACAGGATGCTTTGAAACATCCTGATAAATATTGCCAGCCTTGTATGAAGCCTTGAGATGTTCCCTTGCGGCTTTGATTCTGTCTCTTGCTCTCATCGTAGTATGTTATATGTGATCGTTGCACTCCCTGAATAGACGATTGCACCTATCAGGTAGTCAGTCAACTTTCTGTCCTTCTGTGCCGTCAGAATGATTCCGGCTGTGATGGGGAAGTACCTACCGACAAAACCAGTGGTTTTCTTCGCTTCCCTGAACACGTTTGTTTTGTCACGAAACCAAACCGGCTTTTCACCTTCCTGATAATCGCCACCGGGGTACTTGCTTTCCCATGCCCGGCTACCTCCCCAACTTGTCGGGGAAAAACCAAATCTTTTTTCAAGCACTCTTGGGTCTGCATAAATGGCTTCGTGAGTTCCCCATGCTACACCACCAACCGCACACAAAGACCAAGCACCAAGTCTATTAAGGTCTTTTTTTGTCCAGCCATACCAGTGTTTTTCGGTTGGTTGACTTAATGCCGAAATGACGAATCCCCAAACTATTGCCCCGATGAGGCAGCAAATAAGCAATGTTTTGAAAGGAAAATTGTCGTTCATGCTATTAGGTAGTCTTGAAAAATGATAGCAAGCATGGCAGCCGTCAGGATGATGCTCAGAATCACGCTGCATGAGAACATAACCCACAGCGCACCGGCTGCCCAGGCTTTCAGCAAATATTTTGTGCGGCGTTTCATCATTTGACAAACATCAGCGTAGCTAACAACCCCTCATTTGTGCCGTCCAGCGTGCCCGCTACTGAGGTATGTGTTTCGACGTACAACCATTGATTTTTGCTTACTGATAATCCGCCTGAGCTTGATGCCCGAACATCCCCGGCGTTGAATGTTCCTGCACATCCGTTGCTGCTTACGTTTACATTTGTTGTGCTCATTAGCCTAATACCTACCGTCCAGGAGCCAGTTGTTGCGGTGCTGTTTGTCATTGCATAGTCCACACGAGCAAGGTTAAATCCGTCCAGATAATTAGGCACGAGAAATGTAGCATCGTAGTAGTCATGCCCCGCAGTTTGCGTTACTGAAACGCCGGGCTTGGCGGCAATAAGGTTAATATACACCGTGTCTTTTGCGCTGAGGATGTTTGAACTCAGTGTCAGGTTTGCACCAACCGTAATACCGTTTACGTTATAATCAGAAGTATTCCTGCCCAGCAATTCACTGCTTGTGCCTGATCCGCCTTTTAGCTTGATTCTTTTTACGGTGAGGATGTTCAGGCTGTTGTCGTATGCCATAGCGTCCGCATCGCCTGCCGGGTCTGTCTGGATGGTGTTGGCAGCGCTTACGTAAGGTACGTGACCAACCACAAGGCTATCCTCTGCCACGCCGCCCGTCGCTGTCAATGTGCCGCCGGAAAGATTGAGTCCCGAACCTACCGTAATTGCTGCTAAATCGCCATCGGCATCTGCGCCGACGATGCGGGTGGGGGTGTCGGTGGTGAGGTCGGTGATGCGGGTCTCTCCCGCTACATGGAGGGTGCGTTGGGGGCTTACAGTACCTATCCCAATCCGATTATTTACGCCGTTCAGAAACAATGTACCAGCATCAAAATTGATGGAATCCGTAACTGTTACGTCCACGTCGGCGGGGGCAGTGCCGTCGCCGGAGTAGATGCCGTTGCCGTCTGCACCGCCAGTGCTTGCCTCCAAGCTGACTGTCCCCACCGCATGGTCATAAGTTAAAACGTAATTATCTTGCCCTGCCCCGATTGTCTGATCAGTTTTAAAGGTTAGGTTATCGCCTAACCTGACTTTTTTCATTGCATTGCCAATGACTGCCGTACTATCGCCGATACCTGTTACGTTATGACCAATGACAATTTGATTTGTCTGATTATTAGCAAGGGCTTTTGTATTTGAACCAAGATAGACACTATTGTTTGTTATTGTATTAGCAGTGCTACCATTAGCAATATATTTTCCAGAACTACCGCCAATTGCAATGTTATTGCTGCCAGTTATGTTATTTAAAAGTGCCTCATACCCTGAAACGGTGTTTAAGTTTCCAGTAGTATTAGCATAAAGTGCGTTAACCCCGGTGGCTATATTGCTGTTGCCAGTGCTGTTGTAAAAAAGCGCATACAATCCTGTGGCGGTGTTGAAGCTGCC